TCTAGAGGCATAAATTGGATGGATCAGGAAGAAATACCCCTTGACTAGGGGGCTTATCAGGAGATATCCTAAACACCCTAACTAAAACCCATTGAGGTAATAAAAATGAGTACAGAACTATCAGCAGTAGACCAGTCAGAAGTAGCTATGCTACTAGGAGCACTTCAGGGCAGCACGACTGAAGATACGATTAAGGTACCATTCTTAAAAGTTCAGTATGAACCAGAAGATAAGCAGGGCCGTGACGTCAAGAGAGGGACTTTTCTCCTTAGTGACTCAGAGGACCCTATCTATGCTCCTACAGCTAAGATTCGCATTCTGGCCCAACACTTCCAGTACCGAGAGTCAGATCCTCAAACGTACAAGATAGTGAACAAGACGGTATTGATGGACGACATGCGCAAGCGTGAGCCCCGTGACATGAAAGGTGGCATGCGTTGTGGCCGCCCTGATGCCAAGACCCTTCGCCAGCTGTCTGATGAAGACCAGTCTATGTGGAGAGGTCGCGTAAAGGCGTTCCGTATTCTGCGTGGCATAGTCACGATGGAAGGCACCAATGCCGAGGGTGAAACCGTCAAGGTTGTGGACCAACCATTTCAGATGTTTTTGAAGGGCTCAAACTTTATGCCGTTTGAAGACAGCGTTGTGAAAGCTCTGCCGTATGGCAAGGGTATGACCGATGTCTGGATTGACATGACGACTACCAAGAAGGGTAAAGCCTTCATCATCGACTTTGCTGTAGATCATAAGACTGGTGCAGTCATGGACACAGATACCGTGGATACTTTGCGGGTATTCTACGACATGGCTAAGCAGGAGAACTCTCGTATCGAGACGGGCTATAAGAACGCCCATATGGAGACAGAGGCCTTTGGTGCTGCTGGTGATGCCCTTGAAGGCTACGCCACTGATCTAGCAAATGATCTAGAATAATTTTCCTCAACCTTTAGGGGCGCAAGCCCCTTTTTTTTCCTAATGAATTTGAGGATAAATTATGACTAATATTCTTGCTGCTGAATTGCAGCTAGTGATGGAACGACTCTCCAACGGTGAAGCTGTAGACGTGCCTGACTCAGTTATTGATGAGGCTGTTGAGGATTTTCGAGAAACACTAATTAAACAACTGCGCCGTGAAAATGGTTCTTTCCGTCTTAGGATGAGTAACATTGGCCGAGCACCCTGCCAGCTCCAGATGGAGAAGTCGGGGGCCAAGCCTAGCAGACGCAGCGCCAACTTCATTATGCGTATGATGATTGGTGATGCTGTAGAGGTGTACTTAACTGCCCTGTTAAAGCTGGCAAATGCCAACATAACTGGTGGCAAGGACATCGTCAGTTTTGACATTGCCGACACCACTATCAAAGGTGAGAGCGACATCGATATTGATGGTGCCGTGTGGGACATCAAGTCCTGCTCCCCATGGGCATTTAAGAACAAATGGGCCAACGGCTATGACGCCCTAAAGAAGTCTGATGACTTCGGCTACATAGGACAGCTGTATGGATACTCTGAAGGTCAGGGTAAGCCAATGGGCGGCTGGATAACTGCTGACAAGTCTAGTGGTGAGGTCCTCTTCGTAGAGGCTACACCCACGGAAGAAGAAACTCGGCAGATCAAAAGCAAAATAGAAAACACAATTAGGACAGTGGAATTGGATAAGGAATTTGAGCGGTGCTTTGAGCCGGAAGACGAGTATTTTTATCGCAAGCCGACTGGCAATAAACGCTTACCAATGAACTGTAATTTCTGTGACTTTAGAGGTACTTGCTGGCCAGACGCTGAGTTTAAGCCACAAGCTGGTTCAAAAGCTAAAGAGCCCCGTCATTTTTGGTACACGGAGTATAACGATGTTGTTGCTTGATGGTTTCATTAGGGAGGGCTCAGGCATTTCCCAGAAGTTAGAAGACCCTGATGCATGGAGTAGCCTTCCAAGGGACACTGCTTGGCTCAGCATGGAGGACTATAATAACCGTCGTAACTGGAACGTCTGGACTGACATAATTCAGAAGATGTACAAAAAGATAGACTGGGTGTGCTACGCGACGGGTGCCAAAATTAAAGGCTTCGAGTACTGGGGTAATCAGATAGCGGGCTACGATAGTCTTCCATGGCACCAAGATAAAGACGAGCATGTCTTTTCCAGTTTAGGCTCAACTGTATCCCCCAATATAGGCTTCGTTTACTACCCGTATGACGACATCTTTACAGGTGGGTATCTAGAAGTTGCAGTTAACGATGACTTTGACGAAATAGAGAGACTACAGCCAAAGTTTAATCGCCTTATAATGTTTGATCCGTCCCAGTACCATCGGGTCTCCCGTGTACACACAGGAAGCAGACGAGCCTTTATCGTCAACGTGTGGACCGACCACATACCGCAGGTATCTAACTATGCATAGTCTTCCCCCATGCACGACGTGCAAGGAAAAAGATGGAGTTGTAATACGCGGGGACTCAGTTCTGTGCCCCTCCTGTTACTCAAAATTACCTGAGCTATGGCGGCACCCCCCTATGGTAGGGAAGCCCTTCACACCGCACCCAACACGCAAGCGGGGTGGTTAGTGAAGAAGCCATATGCCGCGTCGAAGCGGGCTATACAAGCAGGCTACAGGTCTGGTCTGGAACAGAGAGTACAGGATCAATTAAAAGAAGCGGGATGTAATGCTGAGTATGAGCCATTTAAAATTCCCTATGTTGTTCCAACCAGTAACCACAACTACACGCCAGACTTTGTCTTAGAGAATGGCATCGTCATAGAGACTAAAGGGCGCTGGGATTTAGACTCCCGTAAGAAGCATAAGCTACTCAAAGAGCAGTACCCTGACCTGGACCTTAGAATGGTATTCAGCAACTCGAATGGCAAAATACGCAAGGGCTCCAAGACTCGATATTGTGATGAGTGCGTTAAGCTGGGTCTGCCCTATGCAGATAAGCTAATACCAGAGGCTTGGATGGCTGAACCGGCTAACAAAAAGTCATTAAAAATCATCAAAAAAATTACATAAAACTAAAGTGAGGAATAGAGTATGGAAAATGGAAAAAGGCTCAGCGAAGCCACACCGGCAGACTGGGATAGGGTCAGAGATTCCGCCCCTGCTATAGACAAGACAGGCCTAGAAGCTTGGATGACAGAGGCGCACACCACAAGTGAGGACGTCGTCAATAATCCAGACCATTACAATACAGGATCTGTGGAGGCCATTGAGGCCATTCAAGCCAGTATGTCCCCTATTGAGTTTAGAGGTTATCTCAAAGGTAACACGATGAAGTACCTTTGGAGGTACGACTATAAGGGCAAGCCTCTACAGGACCTCCAGAAGGCCTCTTGGTACTTAGACGCACTCAAGGCAACCTTAGAGGAAGAAGAATAATGATGAATTTTGACCATTACCAAGCCCGTGCGATACAGACGGCCATCTACCCCTCTACCATGAAGATCATCTACCCAGCTATGGGGGTGTCTAATGAGGCCGGAGAAGTACTAGGCAAAATTAAGAAGATCATACGGGATAAGGCTGGTGTCTTTAGTGACTCAGACAAATCCGACATAGCTGAAGAGCTAGGAGATACCCTCTGGTATTGTGGCGTCCTAGCGTCTGACTTGGGCATTCCACTTTCAGTAATAGCTGAGAGGAATCTTGCCAAGCTCCAAAGTCGTAAGGACCGTGGCGTTTTAGGCGGCAGTGGAGACAAACGATGAGTGTAGTTATGGATCTATCGCGTGACGGACTCTTTGATGAGCTCGGAATGGCGCGTTTACGTGAAAGCTATATGAAAGATGAGGAGATCAGCCCACAAGAACGCTTTGCAGCGGTCTCTGAGCAGTTCTCAAGTAACCCTGCACATGCCCAGCGCCTCTACGACTACTCGTCTAAGCACTGGCTGTCATACAGCACCCCCATCCTGTCATATGGACGAGGAAAGAGAGGCTTACCTATAAGCTGCTTCTTATCTTACCTAGATGACTCCGCTGAAGGGCTTGTAGACACTCTATCCGAGGTCAACTGGCTGTCTATGCTCGGGGGCGGTGTAGGTATCCACGTAGGAATACGAGGAGTAGATGATAAATCAGTGGGCGTTATGCCTCATCTGCGCGTATATGATAGTTCCTGTCTAGCTTATCGTCAGGGTGTCACACGCAGAGGTTCCTATGCTGCGTTCTTAGATATCAGTCACCCAGACATCATCTCGTTTATGGAGATGCGCAAGCCTACAGGGGACCAGAACTACCGGACCCTGAATCTACACCACGGCGTAAACATCTCTGATAAATTCATGCGCGTAGTTGAGAACAGCATGAAAGACAGTGACTATGATGACACTTGGGAACTAGTGGCACCGCATACTGGTGAAGTAGTAGACACAGTGTCAGCTCGTGCAGTATGGCAAAAGCTTCTAGACTTGCGAATGACTACAGGTGAGCCGTACTTCATCTTTACAGATACTGCCAACAGAGCAATGCCAACATGGTTGCAAGAAGCTGGTCATAAGATTAACGGCAGTAACCTGTGTACTGAGATCTTCTTGCCCACCAACAAAGACCGTACAGCTGTATGCTGCTTGTCTAGCGTGAACGTAGAGTACTATGAGGAATGGAAGGATAACGCCCTGTTTATTCAGGACATCCTTGAGATGCTTGATAATGTACTAACCCACTTCATCGAAAATGCCCCTGACACCATCTCTAGGGCGCGTTATTCAGCAATGCGTGAAAGGTCTATTGGCCTAGGTGCGCTGGGCTTACATGCATTTTTCCAGAAGAAGGGAATACCCTTTGACAGCGTCATGGCTAAGGTCTGGAACAAACAGGTATTTAGGCACATCAAGGAACAGTGCGCTAAGGCGGACCACTACCTAGTAGAGCTTAGAGGTGCTTGTGCTGATGCAGCTGAGCAGGGTGTGTCTAGACGGTTCTCTCATTGGACTGCTGTAGCGCCTAACGCATCATCTTCTCTTATTATGGGTAACACCAGCCCGTCTATTGAGCCGTATCGGGCCAATGTATATCGGCAGGACACCATGAGCGGTGCTCACGTCCACAGGAACAGGTTCCTTATGGCGAAGCTTGAAGAGCTAGGCCTAAACGACGATGACACATGGGCGTCTATTATCGCTAACGATGGCTCAATTCAGCATCTAGAGATAGCCGACGATATCAAGGACGTATTTAAGACTGCTGTAGAACTAGATCAGCGTTGGCTAATTGAGCTGGCAGCAGATCGTCAAGAGTTCATTGATCAGGGGCAGTCCCTTAACCTGTTTTTCTTACCAGATGTGAACATCAAGTACCTACATGCCGTTCACTTCCTTGCTTGGAAACAGGGACTGAAGAGCCTGTATTACTGTCGGTCAGATAAGCTCCGTAAGGCGGATAAAGTTGGTACTCGTATTGAGAGAAAACGTCTCGAAGACGAGGTTGATATGGTCGCTGTTGCAGATGGTGACGTGTGCTTGGCTTGTGAGGGTTAGACATGGAACAGACAATTAAAAAAGAAGAACCAAGAAAGCGTTTTGGGTACGACGCTGAAACTAGGGCGCGGCTGTCTTGTGAGGCAAGACTGGGGACCGCTTCAGAACGTCTCGCGGCCAAGTGGCTAAGACGCAAACTAAAAAACTAAGGGGAATACTATGGTTAAGGCCAAACTAAAACTGACGGACACGCGAGACTACTACAAGCCATTTAACTATCCATGGGCGTTTGAGGCGTTCATGGAGTCAGAGCAGATGCACTGGTTGTGGACGGAAGTCCCAATGATGGAAGACGTGAAGGACTGGCAGAAGAACATGACGATTGCGGAGAAGGATTTTCTAACGAAGATATTCCGCTTCTTCACACAGGGGGACATAGACGTGTCGGGGGCGTATGTTAACAACTACCTCCCAAGATTCCCCCAGCCAGAGGTGCGGATGATGCTGTCTAGCTTTGCAGCTCGTGAGGCTATTCATATTGCAGCATACTCACATCTTATTGAGACGCTGGGCATGCCTGAGAGCACCTACAATGAGTTCTTGCAGTACGGTGAGATGGCTGAGAAGCACGACTATTTTAAGGAGCTCCAAGAGAGCAATGATACGCCGGCTCAGATTGCGGCTTTCTCTGCGTTCACTGAGGGTATGCAGCTATTCTCTTCGTTTGTGATGCTGCTTAACTTTGCTCGTAACGGCAAGATGAAGGGCATGGGACAGATCATTGCTTGGTCAATTGCTGACGAGACACTGCACACAGAGAGCATGATTAAGCTGTTCCGTGAGTACATCAAAGAGAACCGTAGCGAGTGGACTGATGAGACAAAGAGAAAGATCTACACCATTGCTGAGAAAATGGTTGAGATGGAAGACAAGTTCATTGATCTAGCCTTCGGTGTGAACGACATGGAGCGCCTGAAAAAAGAAGAAGTCCGCCAGTACATTAGGTACATAGCAGACCGACGCTTGATTGCACTAGGTATGAAGGGGATCTTTAAGGTGAAGAAGAATCCACTGAGCTGGGTGGATGGGATGCTGGGTGTTACTCACACAAACTTCTTTGAGAATAAAGTTGTCGATTATGCGAAGGGTGCCACTACTGGCGATTGGTCTAACATATGGGGCGCAGCATCAGCGCAATAGGAGGGGTTATGGATCAGCACATCTACGCAATTACTTTGTGGGTGCTTGGGATGGCGTTTATCCTTTGTATCTTTGAATCAGATGACACCGCCAGCGGTAACCGTCTTTTGTTTTTAGCCGTAGTATGGCCCTTTTATACTTTATACTTAGTTTTTCATGAAATTATGGATACATTTAGAGAGTAATATGGCCAGGATCGTTTGACAGCAGAGTCCGTGTTGTCATATAATTCTTACATCGGGATTTGGAGTCGATCCTTTAACCCGATAGAGACGGGGTGGTTCCTGTTTCGGAAATTAGCCCCCCTTGGAGAGATCCTTGGGGGGTTTATTTTTGCCTAGTCGAATAGGCTCTTCATCTGGTCCCCTATTGTGCGTATGAACCCTCCAGCGCCATCTCGTGCGTCCTGTACTCCCTCTGTCAGGGCAGCTTCCAACTCAGCAGCTTCTATCAGACGATCAGGGCTCTCCAGCATTTCATTAGCTTCCTTTTCACTGACCATACCCGCCTTAACTAGAGCTGCAATTGCGGGGTCATACATAGCATTGAGGTAAGACCTAATTCCGGTGGCTTTTCCAAACTTCTGGTCAGCTATCTGACGAGTGAGGTTTGCGTAGAGTTTTGGATTAGCTAAAACAAAATCAACAGCGTCATTATACTTTTCTGTTTGGTTAGTTTTATTAATAATTCGAGTAGCACCGGCACGGATTACAGCGCCTCTCCTGCTCAAAACACCAAAGGCCGCAGTAACTATGCTGTTCAGGGCAGCTAACTGCTCTTTCTTAACCACTGTGTCAGATCCGGCTATAACAGCTGACCTAGTGGCCAGAGCCTGCTCATCTCCAGACCTAGCCAGTAGATCAATTATTCCTTCTGCGACATTCTCTCTTCCTTTAAAGACGGCCTGTAAGGCCTCTAGTAGGCGCTCATGCCCATCACCAGTCTGAGAATCTTTAGCTATCTGAGACAGGCTCATTGCTGGGGTGCCTGACGCAGTTTTTCCATTAGTAACAAACTTCTGCTTTACCTGCTTAATAACAGCTGCCCGCATACCGTCGATAACAATCTCATCACCAGACGCTAGTGCTGCATCTACTAGATTCCTGAAGCGGCCCACATCATTAGCCGAGCTAAAGTTTGTGAGAAGAGCTGTCCATGCCCTTTGGGCATTTTCAACAGGCAGTCCGTTAGCCCCAAAGAACTCATTGAGCTGTACGTTAAATACTCTTTCTCTAACTCTCTCTGCTGCCAGTGTAGCTTCATCTAAAGAAGCCCCTAACATCCTAGACTTACTGCCCCCAGATAGAAGGTTATCCTCTAAGACTCTTATGCGCTTGGCTGCTTCAGGGAACTCATCAACAATAAGGCTGGCGTATTGCTGTAAGCTATTGACCGCCTCCAAGATAGCCTCATCCGAAGGGGTACCCTTCATCCTGATACTGTTCTGTAGAGGGCGCATGGCTTCGTTAATAAAGAAACTTACAACGTCATCTGCTGACTCACCACCGGCCTCTGTTCTAAGGAGCTGTATGACTTTCTGTCCGTATAGAGCGGCATCTTCAGACAAGCTCTGTCCAATTTGGTTAACGGCCTCTTGACGGATTGGTGTGAAGTTAGCATTGGACCGTACACCAGTGCCAGTAGAGCTAGATGCAATCCTCTCATCAAATACTCGGGCTATCTCCGCTAACTGGGGTGTGTCTCTAAAGTAGGGTATGAAATTCTCTTGATCCCAAGCCTTGGCCGCAGCAACAGCATCTATGAGCTCGTCATCACCTGTACCATCCAAGAGTTTCCCATCTATGAACTTAATAAGCTCATCTAACTCTCGCCCAGCGCCCTTTGCAGCTGTATCTGCATTGTCGAAGAGCTCACTCTTGAGAGCAGCCATAGGACCACGTAACTTGGAGAACATTGTCCCGTAATCTACAATACCTGCCGCCTCAAGGGCCGCATTAAATTCTTCCATAAGCTCTTCGTCGCTCATGGGGGTTGTCTGGGTAGAGACCTTCCCTTTAGCATCTGTGACGTCAATACTCTTAGTGCGAGAAGGATCAATAATGTCAAAGATAGTCGCTAACTGGTTAGTTCTTCCAAGACTGTTACGAGCGGCATCTAGCTGGGCCGGTTTAGCCCCTCTCAAGAATTCAAACAGAGCATCAGAGTCTAGGTCACCCCCCTCAACTCCACCATACACCTCATTGCGCTGGCCTTTAAGTACTCGGTACGACTCAATGACGCGATCAGCCATGCCCCGTAGTGCGCCCGTGCTGTTCTCCGCCCTAAATTCGACTCCTGTCTTATTGCCTAGAGCATCTAGGCTCTCTCCAATCAAAGGATCTTCTTTAATGGCAAGCTCTAGCTCCGCTGCCGCCTGCTTTACTTGCACATCTAAGTCAAAGGCGGCTGTATCTGCGGCATCAATATCACCCAGAGCCTTAGTTTGAATGGAATCTGTAGCTGCATCTACGGCGTCTGTTCCACCTAACCTTTGGTCTACAGACGTAAGAGCGTCTTCAGTAGCAACCCTAGATTGTCCCGCAGCCCTAGCTGTAGCACCATCCTTGAGTATAGCTCCTTGTTGAATTTGTCGGGCCTTAACCACAGTCTCTTCTACTAGATTAATATCACCGGAGTTAACTGCTTTGATAAGTGCATTCATAGTGCTTTCATCAAAAGCAAGGCTGTCTAGCAGGGGGTCGTCAATATCTATTACTGTCTGGGCGTGTTTTTCTATAGAGTCGGCAAGGTTACGAAGAGTGGCCTCGTAGCCCTCTGATGCAGCTCCATCCTTATCGAATGTTGCTTGTGCCGCCATCAGCCTGTCATTTATTTCTTCCACAGCAAGGAGCTGGGTTTTACTAAGAGAATTAAGTCCAAGTAAGTTTGAAATCATTCCAAAGGGGATAGACGCGGTGAACTTGGCTAGGAATAAACCCCCCTTGACTGTACCCTGCAAAGCCACACCCACAACGCCTTCTTCAAGAAGTATGTTAGTCCGTGTCTGCATTCTCTGGACGTACTTTGGGTCTGTTGGATCAACACCAAAGTTCTTTTCAATAATCTCAACAGGTATGAGGGCATTATCTCCAGTGAAGACAGTGCTGCTATTATTGGCATTAGTACCGGCTGTTGTGCCCAAAGACATACCGAAGCCCTTGACGAGTGCAGTTACTTTAGGTCCCAGTTTGGCTACATCGGCAACGTAGCCGGCAATCTTAGCGCCAGCACCACCTGGAGACAACATACCAGACGCCTCTTTACCTAGGCCCTGAAGCATTCTTTCTTCCTTGAACTCGGACATACCTTCTACGACTTGCTGTCCATAATTCTTTGGCTCGGCACCAGCCAAGGACCGTACTCCATCTACTACATCCCCACCTAAAGTTACGAGGTGTTTAACGCCGTCTCTAACGCCTTCCGTGATAACACTGTTGTTAATATCTACATCGCCATCGGGTCCCACATTCATGCTAGGGATTCTGTAGGGCACATTGTCTGCACCCCTGACGGAGCTTCCAAACAGACTATCGTTATAAGTAGGGTCAGCCTCATACACTTCCCTAGTTTCATCAATGACCTGCTGTCTTTCTTCTCGACTTAGGAAGCTATCATTAAGTTGGTCTACCGTCACAGTAACACCAGCCTGTCCATCATTGCCCCTTGGTCCAGAACCAATCACCTTAGTGGTAGGCGAGGCTAGAGAGGATCTAGGTGCAGCCTGTGCGTCTGGAGTTAAAAACTCTTCTGGGGTATCTCTGGTAGTATGATTTTGCTCAAGAATCTGGCTAATCCCCAGAAACTCTTCTTCCGTGGGTACATCCCCATCTATCTCAAAAGGGTATAATATCCCATTAGGTGCTTCAAACATAAACTCGGACATGAACTACCTCTAATTTTTTGGGGCGCGACGATAAACGCCATCGATAAACTCAAATATGGGGCTCGTAACGGTAGAGTTCGGTTTTGCTACACTAGTTGGGGCGGGGCCGACGGGGCCGGCTATGAAGTAATCAAATCCCTTCTTTGCGCTAGGAGTTAGATCACCATACCAGTCATCTGGGGAACGAATTCCCGTTTGTTCCATAAACTTACCAGACCAGAAGGGTAGTCCATCACTGCTTTTCTCCCACTCTTTTATCATGGGGTCGCCTAGTACTGCTTCATGCGTAACTTTCAACTGATTGTACTTTTCGCTGGCGTATTCGGATACTGCTTTCTTAAACGTCTCAGCAGTTTTACCGCCTAGAGATGACATTAGGCGATCAAAGTCTTTGTTAGACATTGCAGTACCGCTCTGGCCTTCTAAGACGCCCATCTTATAGGTTAATAGAACTTTCTTAGCTTCAAATAAGTGGTACGCTGTGGCTATGGATGTTATTCCGTTCTTCTCACCTTCCGCAATCTGAGCTTCAAGCGCGGTGAACATAGCTGTACTGGATTCTAGATCCGCGATCCCATCTGGGTCTTGCATTGCATTGGCCTGTATACCTGAAAACAGGGCCTTAGCAGCATTATAGTTCTCTATTACAGAGTCTAGACCGGCAACAGCTTTTATTGTTGCACCGGCATTAAGAATATTAGCAGTAGGACTACCTTTAGCCTTAAACATACGAGCACTATCATCGACTATCTGGGCCATTTGGGAGGATAGACTGAGATACTCACTTAGTTGTCCCGCAGACTTTTGGTAACCAGTCAACCCTCTGTTAGGGAGCTTGGTAAGGATGTCTTGTTTGCCCTTTATGTGATCTTCAGGCAGCTTTCTTACGTTAGCCATCGTAGTTT